CAAGTTGGGTTTTTATTTTACTTTTTTTCTGCATTTCTGAAATATAATCATCACTACACACAGCACCTAAAGGCATACGAAATCTAAAACCTACTCTTTGGTCTTGCCATTCATCACTTGTACCTGACTTATAATCTCTTTGATTTATTTCTGCGTAAGGTTCAAAGCTACCTCTTTCACAAGTTCCGTAGTCATTTAGATATTCATTCTTTGCTTCTGCGTAAGTTGCTACACAAAGAAATAATACAATCCATAATAAATTATCTTGCCAAATCTTTAAGGTCATAAGTGTGATCTCTTACTGTGTCTGCTAATTGTCTATATAAATTTTCTGCCATAGTCCAAGTGGCTTCTGCTGCTGCAAGTCTTGTTTTAAGATCGTAGATGTCAGATTCAGATGCTGTATTTTTTTCTTGTAGCTTAAGGATAGTTTCTTGGTTAGCTGTAATAGTATCTGTTAAAGATAATACATATCTTACCGATGTAAATGTTCCGGCTATGATTGCTGCCACAACAGGTACAATTACTATGTTTTTTTTAAACCATTCTAGTTTGCTTTTTGGCTTTTTTATTTTACTCATGCCAAATACTTACACTATCTTCCTTGAGAATTATACTTTTTCCATGTTCTTTTTTTATGCTTATTCATTGATGACGTTTTAGGTCGCTTACCAATGCTAGTACCTTTTGCGATTCTTTCGTGTTGAGCTTTGTCTACGCTGAATCTTTTTGCCATTTTTCTTTCCTGTTTGTTGAGATAATAAACTTACTTTTCTACTGTATTGCTGTGATGAATTAGTCATTATACTTTTCATTTTTTAAATTTTTTTCCAGACAATAAATTAGTAACTGATATTCCGTAGTTACCACCTACCACTATAAATATTAAATATAGATATACTTCTGGTATATTTTTAAGTTGTTCAAAGTAAAACTCTACCTTTTGTAGCATAGCCATATCTCCCCAGAACGTAGCATAAGCAAGAATACCAAGAGGTGCTAATATAAACATACCTAATACTAAATCTAAAAACAAAGAGCCATTTCTTTTTGCTCTTTCATTTCCTGTCTCCATTTCTGCTAAAGCTATCGAGTGTTTTCTATCACTCTTTTCTTTACGTCTTTGCATAAAAGTTCCAGCAGCTTTAGAGCCTATGTTAAATAATAATCTATATGGTATCATTTGTTCCTTTTATTTTTTCTTCTAGTGCTTCTATTTTAACTAATGCCTTTTCTAAATCTGTAGTGGAAAATTCTAGTTTTTGCAAACATCTTTTATTAGCAGCATCTTTAGATTTACCAGCATCTTCCAGCTCATTAATCTGTTGTTTTAAAATTCTAACTTGATCTTTATACTCGGTTATTATTTCGCCTGTGTCCATATTATTTATTATAATAGATTTTGACTTTAAGTTTTTTTTGTTCTGGAGTGAGACCTCTATTGATTAAACTTCCTGCTTTTCTTTTATATTTGTCTTTGGGTGTATAATCTGTTTTTCTATAGTTAGCTGACTTGACATCATAGGCTTGATATTCACCTGTGTCTATATCTAAAACTACCATGTCTATTGGACCTTTACCCATAGCGGGTACAAATACAATCTTGTTTGGGTCTTTGGCAAAGTTAGCCTGTGCAATAAGTTCATTGTATAAACCAACAGAAGCTGTTTGTCTGCGTCTAGCCATCCCATTTAAAAAAACCTAGAATGACAGCAAGTGTACCGCCAATAACAACTAGGAAATTTATAACACCTTTTCCTTTGTTCATATCAGAGTGAAGATTTTTTATATCTACTCTCATTTCGTCTATAGCTTTAAATAAAGTTTTCATACGTTCCGCACACACCTTCTCATGGTATGAGATGCGAACACTATTGTTTTTCTCTGCGTAGTCTTTAATTTTTTTCTGTGCATTTGCACTTGCAGATAATTTTTTTAATTTTGTTTTTGACATAGTTTTTCACAGCTTCCCAAAATTTTGTTATTTCTTCTAAAAATATTCTAATCATTTTATCCATAGTATTATGCTCCAGTTATCGGTTGACACGTAAAAGTAATAAATATTTTTTTATTATTTACTTCTTCTTCTCCTAATTCTCTTAACAGATTTATTGAATGAATGTAACCCGATCTTGTGCAATTATAATGATTGTTTGATGCAGGAAAAACAATAGGTTCTCCACAAGTTGTTAAACTTGCAGAGCATATATGTAACATTAATAAATAACTCATTATTTATTTAATATTATTTATGCAGGTTTTGTTGGGTAGACAACAGAATTAACATCAGCAACTGTACTTAAACCATTCGTGAGATCACGAAGATTTTGTCTGTACGTTGTCATGTCAGCACTTATTGTTACATCTGATAAAGCATAGAAGTCAGTAGCTGTTAACAAAGCACTTCTTCTTTGTCTTAAGTCTGACATAGCTCTATCAAAAGCACCATTAGACCAAGTTGCTTCTTCTGCATCTCTAGCTGTCTCTTCTGCTGCTGTAAATTGGATTCTGTCTCCATTTACCATTTTGTATCTTGCCATATTTTTTCTCCTGTTTGTTGTTGTTGTATACTAATTAAGCCACTCCGTAAAGTGAGATTGTTCCAGCATCTATATTACCCGAGCTAAAAGAAAATTGAATAGCATCAACTGCACTTGTGGTATTTATATATCCAGCTGAAAAATTGTTTTTACAATAAGGTGTTCCGCTATTATTAACAAATTGCGTTTGCGAGATAAAATGTTTAACAAAAACAGTTGAAGATGGGTTAAAAAGATGTAAAGTTCCACCTAAACATTCATCAGCATCACTTCCTACCCCAGTAGATATATTGATAGGATTTGTGCTTTGAGCTGAATCATCCCCATCTTCATATCTTACTGTACCATCCGCACCACCTTCATTGTGTAATGCTTCAAACATTGTTGTTGTTGTAGCAACTCCATAATTACTTCCTGTATCTGTACTTCCAATTATTCTAAATTTTGCTGCACCAGTTGCTGGGTGAATATTATTAAAATAAAATATATATTCTTTATAAGTATTATCTAACACTACAGAACTAGCTCCATCAACAAAAGATACCGCACCAACTCCTGAACTTACAGTTTGTTTTTTAATAAAATTTAAATTACCTAATCCCGTTATGCTACCAAAAGCAGTTGCGTTCTTTACACCATTATTATTTAGTTTAACTAATGCCATATTAACTTTCTTGTAATCCGTACATTTTTATAATGCCACTATCTATATTACCACTAGACATTTTAAAATCTAATGCAGTTATTGCAGCAGTTGTATTAAAATAACCAGCTATATAACTATCTCCAGCAGCATCAGAATGTCTATAACCAGCAATACGTGCTATAAAATGTTTTATAAATGTTGTTGAACTAGGATTAAATAATAATAATTCACCTGATAAACTTTCATCATTACCATTGCCTATACCATTAAAAAGCCTTTGATAACTTGTTGATTGTGCAAGATCATCTCCAGTAGAATAAGCTAATTGAGCAACACTATTAGCTTCATTATGTTCTGCTGCAAAAAGTGTAGTTGTTTTAGTTATATTATAAGCATGAGATGAAGTATCATCAGAACCATTAAATTCAAAAAAAATATCATTAGTAGCTGGATGTATATTTGTAAATTTAAAAACATAGGTACTGTATGTACTATTAATATTGGAAGTAAAAGAAGATGACGATACTCCTGATGTAATAGTATTAGTGTTTAATAAAACCATACTACCACTAGGAATACTAGCCGCTGCTGTAACAGCACTTATAGAATTGTTATTGTATTTAACTAACGCCATATAATTTTATAACTCCACTATCTATGTTGCCTGAAGACATTTTAAATTGAATAGCGTCAATGTCATTTGTTGAATTAAAATATCCAGCAATAAATGTTCCTACTGTATATGCTGATGCAACTGTATTACCATTTATAATAAAATGTTTTACAAAAGTTGTATTACTTGGGTCAAATAGATGTAAAAATCCAACAGCATTATCATCATTGTTATTTGAATTACTACTTGTAATTCTTTGAAAATTTGTTGATTGTGCTAAATCAACAGCTGTTTGATAACTTAAATCTGTTGAAGTATCTGCTTCATTATGTTCTGTTGAAAACGCTGTGCTTGTTATAGTTACTCCATAATTTGAACCACCATCAGTAGAACCTTGAAAAGTAAAGTGCGAACCATTAGTGGCTGGGTGTATATTAATAAACTTAAATACATACTCCTTGTAGGTACTATCTATTCCACTTGTAAAAGATAAATTGGCACTACTACTAGCTGTCTGTGTAGATATTAAATTTAATCCACCACCAGCTAATCCACTTGGTTTTGCTGTGATTG